TTCTCCACTACTCTTCCCAAATATTATTTATAAATATGCGAACGTCTACAACAAAGCGTACTGCATAGTTGAGTCTAATGACCAAGGTTCTGTAGTATGTAATGGTTTATACTATGATTTAGAATATGAAAATGTGCATGTTGAATCTGCTATTAAAGCTAACGCTGTTGGCATTGATATTAATAGAAAATCCAAAAGGCTCGGTTGTAGTGCTTTAAAAGATTTACTTGAAAATAATAAACTAAAAATTGTAGATGAACAAACAATATTAGAAATATCTACATTTGAAGCTAAAGGTCAAACATTTCAAGCTTCTACAGGAAATCATGATGATTTAGTTATGAACTTAGTTATGTTTGGTTACTTTGTATCTTCGGCATACTTTTCAAATTTAACTGACATAAATATAAAAGATATGATATTTAAACAACAATTGAAAGAAATACAAGATGATATAGTTCCATTTGGTTTTATAGATGATGGCGCAGAACAGATTCAAAAGATAGAAAGAGATGATAATAGTCATCCATGGGCCATAGGTTATGATAAAAATCTGTAAAATTATAAATAAGGATAACAGTGAATATCCGTATTATGTTAACCGTATTATAAAGGAAAATTAAATGGCACTCTCAAATCCATCCGAATCACCTGCGGTTGTCGTACGAGAAATAGATCTGACTGGAGGCGTGCCTAATGTCCAGTCATCTACAGGCGCAATCGTTTTAAAATCAAGATGGGGTACCGTAGAAGAACGTGTTTTAATTGCCAATGAAGAAGATTTAGTTGATAAATTTGGATCACCAGATTCAGCTACAACAATATCTTTTCATGATGCTAACATGTTTTTAAAGTACTCTAATAAGTTGCAAGTTGTTAGAGTAATTGATGGTTCTGCTAAAAACGCAGTATCTACAACACCTCAAACAGCATCTGCAACACCACCAGCAGAAGTTGTAAAAAATGAAACTAGTTTTAATTCACAACTATCAGGCTTAGACTCAGATTCACATACTTTTATAGCTAAGTACCCTGGAGCCCTTGGTAATAGTTTACAAGTTTCTTTATGTCCTCATTCGGCATCAGATTCTGCTTTTACACAATGGAATTATAAAAACGAATTTGACGCAGCACCAGGAACATCTGATTTTGCAACTAAGAAAAATGCTACAAATGATGAAGTACATGTGGCAGTTATCGATAACGGTGGTGAATTTACAGGCACTAAAGGAACATTATTAGAAAGATATTCATTTCTTTCGCTTGGAAAAAATGCAAAAGATAATGGTGGAACTAGTATCTTCGTTAAAGATGTTATAAATGAAACATCAAAATATGTATGGCTAGTTGATTTTGACTCAGACTTTCAAAGCACTTTAGGTAGTAAAACTGCAGCAGGCACAAATATCGATAGTGGAGATAACTTTACAAGAACAACAGGTGCAAAAACTGTTGATAAAGATTACAACTTTACACAAGGTGTAGACGCTGGAACATTATCAGTAGCAAATTTTCAAACTGGATATGATTTATTTGAAGATAAAGATCAAGTAGAGATTGATTTTCTAATATCTCCATCTCTTCCAGCGAGATCGGATCAAACAACTATAGTTAATGATCTTGTGGCTACAGCAGCTTCTCTTAGAAAAGATTGTATAGTAGTTGCATCACCAGCAAGAAACGATGTTGTCAACCAGACAAGTGCATCTTCTATAGTTACAAATATAGTAGCAACTGCTAATACATTTACAAAATCATCTTACTTAGTTATGGACGGTAATATGCTTAAAGTTTATGATAAATTTAATGATCAGTTCATTGAAATTGCAGCAGCTTCTTCAACTGCAGGCATAATGGCGGCCACTGATATTAACAGAGCGCCATGGTTTTCACCAGCAGGATCGCGAAGAGGAGCATACTTTGGTATCACTAGTATTCTTTTTTCACCGACAAAAGCACAAAGAGATACTTTGTACAAAGCAGGTGTTAATCCAATAGCTAATATACCGGGAGCTGGAGTTATTCTTTTTGGAGACAAAACGAAATTAGCAAGACCTTCTGCATTCGATAGAATCAATGTAAGAAGATTATTCTTGGTACTCGAAAGAGCAATATCAAGAGCAGCAGAACAGGTTCTATTTGAGTTTAATGATGAATTCACAAGAGCAGAATTTGTCAATATCGTCGAACCAGTATTGAGAGAAGTAAAAGGTAGAAGAGGTATAACAGACTTTAGAGTTGTTGCGGATGAGACTAATAACACAGCCGCAGTCATAGATAGAAATGAGTTTATAGCAAGTATCTTTATCAAACCTGCTCGATCAATCAACTTCGTCACACTGAACTTTGTGGCCGTAAGAACTGGCGTAGACTTTGAAGAAGTCGTTGGTACAGTTTAAGGAGGTATAAATGGCAGTATTAGGCGTAGATGATTTCAAATCAAAGCTAAGAGGCGGCGGGGCAAGACCTAACCTCTTCAAGGCTACAATTAACTTTCCGGGTTACGCAAACGGTGATCCAGAATTAACTTCATTCTTATGTGAGGCAGCACAATTGCCGGGATCTACACTTGGCCAGATTGTTGTACCTTTTCGAGGACGACAATTAAAAATGGCGGGTGATAGAACTTTCGATGTTTGGACAGTTACGATAGTAAATGATACAGACTTTGCAATCAGAAACTCAATGGAGAGATGGATGAATGGTATGAATGCACATAGTGCTAATACCGGTCTTACAACTCCAGTAGCATATGAAGCAGACCTACTAGTAGAACAACTTGATAGATCTGGTACAACTATTAAGACATATACATTTAGAGGTTCATATCCTCAAGATATGTCAGCGATAGACTTAAGCTATGCTACAAATGATGAGATAGAAAGATTTACTGTAACATTTGCTTATCAGTACTACTCAACCGACACTACTACATAAGTTATAAATATTAGGAGAGTCGAAAGGCTCTCCTAACATAAGGAATAAAAATGGCAGAAGGTTTTAAATTATTTGGTTTTGAGATAAGTCGTGCAAAAGATAATAAAGCGATAAAATCTATTGTGCCGGCACGTGATGATGACGGTGCTGGTTATGTGACTGCAACTTCTGCGGGATCACATTATGGTCACTATATTAATATGGACGGTGATGACTCAAAAGATAATGCACAACTTATTTTAAAATACCGTGGATCGGCCGCACAGCCAGAAGCTGATGCAGCAATTGAAGATATTATAAATGAATCAATAAGTTCAAGTGAAATCAAACCAACATTATCTTTAAACTTAGATAATGTACCAGTAAGTGCAAGTGTAAAAAAGACTATGACTGAAGAGTTTGAAAAAATTTATAACATGTTAAATTTTAAAGAACTTGGTCATGATATTTTTAGAAGATGGTATATTGATGGTAGATTATATCATCACTTAGTAATTGACGAAAATAATCCAAGCGGTGGTATACAGGAAATAAGATACATTGATACTGTTAAGATAAGAAAAGTAAAGCAAGTTAAAAAGAAAAAAGATCCTTTAACTGGTGCAAGTGTAGTTGAAAAGGAAAATGAATTTTACATTTATCAGGAAAAGCCAGGAGCTCAAGCAACCGGCATTAAACTTACATCTGACTCAGTAAGTTATGTTACTTCAGGTTTACTTGATGAACACAGAAAAAAAGTTGTATCATATTTACACAAGGCGTTGAAACCAATAACGCAATTAAGAATGATGGAAGACTCTCTTGTAATTTACAGATTAGCAAGAGCACCCGAAAGAAGAATGTTTTATATTGATGTTGGTAACTTACCTCGTGGTAAAGCCGAACAATATATGAAAGACATTATGGCAAAGTATAGAAACAAACTTGTATACGATGCTAAAACAGGTGAAATACGAGATGACAGAAAACATATGTCAATGCTTGAAGATTTTTGGTTACCAAGACGTGAAGGTGGTAGAGGTACAGAGATTACAACGTTGCCGGGTGGAGAGAATCTCGGACAGATAGAAGATATAATTTATTTTCAAAAAAGATTGTATAGGTCACTTAATGTACCTATGAATAGATTAGAACAAGAACAACAGTTTTCTTTAGGTAGAGCTACCGAAATAAGTAGAGATGAATTAAAGTTTCAAAAGTTTATCGATAGATTAAGAAGCAGGTTCTCTTATTTGTTTTATGACATCTTAAGAAAACAATTAATTATGAAAAATGTTATAACCGAAGATGATTGGAATACTTGGAAAAATAAAGTAACGATAGATTTTTTACGAGATAATCACTTTGCTGAATTGAAAGAAGCGGAACTACTAAGAGAAAAAATACAAAGTTTAGATCAAGTATCACAATATGTAGGAGATTACTTTTCTAAGCAGTGGGTACAAAAGAATATTCTTCTTATGGATGATGAAACTATTGAGAATATGGAAAAAGAAATTGCAGCCGTACAGGCACAAGAACCAGACGATGACCAAGGAGCAGTATAATGGATAATGTCGATAACGTGGAAAATATAGAACAAGAGAATGATCCAAATCATATACAAGATTTGATCAAATCTTCTCTAGAAGATGATTTTAATCATGCAAATAAAATATTCGGTGAAGTGATGACTATTAAAATGTCAGACTTACTTGATCAAGAAAAAGTTAAAATGGCAGGACAAGTTTTTAATGGTGAGGCTGAAGAAGATGAAGATTTAAATGCGGATCCTGAGGATGAAGAAGAAACCGAAGAAGAAACCGAAGAAGAGACGCCTGAAGAAGAAGATGAAGAAGAAACTGAAATTGAAGGCGCTGCAGTATAAAACTTAAAAAGTATAAATAAGGTTAAGATGAGAACTTTTTTTGAATTACGTGAATTAGCTGGTAGAAAACCTCAAGGTAAGATGGTCTTCGATAAAAAGATGAAGGGCATCAGAGTTATGATACATAAAGAAAAAAACGGGTTTGTTGCTTATATAGATGGTGATAGACTTGATGTATATAAATCTCAGAAAGAAGCCGAAAAGGCTGCCAACGAATTTATGAAACAATATAAAGGGATGAAGTAATGGAAATAAGACCTTTAGCCGCAAAAGTTGTAGCAAATACTTCTGGTAATAAATCAACTATAGGAAACGCTCAAACAGTTTATGTTTGTGCAACTGCAGATGATTTAATAACTAATGCAAGTACCGGTGGTACTATACAAATGC